AAAGTTCATCCTGCCAGTTTGCAGGGTCTTGGCAGTCGTAGCGGTATCGGTCTTCACAGCCTGTAAGCGCCACTAGTACCAGTAATAAAATACTTACCCGCACAGTTTAACTCCCGACTTAAGCTACTACGCAATCCGAATGATTGCGGTGGTATTTGTAGCTGTAGGGAACACGATGGTGAAGTCGCCGTCTGTCGATGTTTTGTCCGAACCAAAGTCCAGCGCGCACACAGCAGCGTTCGTCAGCGTAGTGTTAGCGTTGGAGTTAGCCGAAGGCGTGTTGTTATAGATAAGCGCGCCACGTGCCGTGATTGTCGCATTTGCGAAAGTCAGGTCGGAAAAGTCCGTAAAGCCTACACCAGTAGATGCGTTGTTGTTTGACGTAACAACACCAAGGCGTGCCAACGTACCACCGCCAGCGGTGTAGTTAGTGCCAGTTACTTCATTAGACGTAGTGTATGCAGTCGTGTTGGCGTCAATCGAAGCCGACGAAGTATAGAGCGCGAGCTTGAAAGTGTCACCACCGGTTTCACGGAAATCGTGTACAGCGAGCATAAGCTCGGCCTTAAAGCTAGTGCACATTGATTGGGTTATTGGCATGTCATGGACTCCTTATGTATCGAGTATTGAGGTAAGCTCTGGATACCCCGCCCGTTTAAACTTGCTAACCAGAGTTACGTTATGTGACCGCACAGCCTCATGCATATAGTGCACAAGCACCTGACGGATGCTATCTTTGAAGGCTTCAGCTTGGTCACGAATAGCAGGGTGCGCTTCGCTACCTACGTAGATAATCTTATCTAGCGCACGCTCGGCAATCTCCTCCGGCGTGAAACCACGACCTTCGGTTGTCATAACCATGACGTTGCCAATAGTCCCTGAAACTGCGTCGAACACCTAATATTCTCCTATTGGACCGGCAGGCGTATTTGGCCACTACGGTACATATCTTGGCGATTTTTACCTTCACCGAGTTGTTTGAGTAGCGCCATCGCCTCAGTGTACCGTTTCTGGTACTCGGCGTTGATATCCTGCTCGCCCTTCATAAAGATGTACGCCTCAATAAGCGCGCCATAGAGCAATGCGCTATCGAAGTTATCGCCCAACCACGACGTACCAGCAGTCACAATCGAAGGCGGGTAGTAGAAGTAGTGCAGTTCGACGGAATAATTAGCGTCCGGCGTCGGCCCCAAGATGTACGAGTTCTCGTCAAAGTAGGCGTAGTGTGTAGGTATGCCTTCCTCGTCTGGGTTCGGAAACGACTGCCGGATAAAGCTGACGTCCTTGTTGAGCAAATACTCATACCGCCCTGTGGCGTCGATGACAGCCATGGAGAAGTTAGCCAGCCAGTCTGAAGGTACAGACAGGTATTTATTACCTGATGTCATGTTACCCGTCACGTTCTTACGCAGGTCAAGCAACTGCACCGTGTTAAAGATGCGCTGCTCAGCCTGTTCGATGAACGTGTTAATCTGCTCGGTAGACGTCAAAGTCACCGGAGTGGTGCCGTCAGAGCCGGTCCACGAAGTGTTGGGGAAGTCGTTTTCGACGTACCCTTTGATTGTCTCGAACAGTTCAGCGTAGTTCATTAGCCCAGTTTCTTGCTGCTATGCGTGCCCTTAGTCGCCGCACCGGTTCCGCGTGTCTTCACGGTCTGGGTGTTAGCTACGTTGTTTGGGTAACCGGAATTGTTCTTCACAATCGGCACCGTCTTTGGCTTGTAGTCCATATTATTTACCCCGCGAAGATTTCTTCTGGTTGGCGATTTTGGCTAGGTTACGACCCATTGCACCCATTTGTGCGTTGGTCTTGCCGCCCTTGGCCATTTTAGTAAGAGGCTTACCCTTGTGCATTGCGCGCTCGTGCTTGTGCACGGCCTTCGCTGCAGTGGCCTTATCCTGCTTCATGTCTTTCTTATCCATCACTAATTCTCCGTCTCGATTGTTACGGTCCCTACTTGACCTTTGCCTAATAGCGTATTTGGAAGACCAAATAAACCCAAAGGATTATTTAACCCTACAGGGTCCCACCCCCACTGAATTACGCGACTACCGTCGGTAGGGTTATTGTTCACGTTCAGACCCGCTTGGTTATAGCTGTTGTCCGGGCGTGGGTCGCGCAACGCCTGTGGGTCATCCACTGGGTACATACCCAACTGAAGCTGCGGCTGGTCCGGTTCCCAGCAAGTGGGGCACACGAGAATGTTGATGTTCTTGGTCTTAATGACGAGTCGCTTTAGCTCTTTCAGCTTATAGCGAAAGTTACAGCGGTCGCACTGGGCGATTGCCCATTTACCAGATGCAAACCGATTAGGCACACGTCACCGGAAATACTGACGAGGTGCGATGCGCAATGGCGCTTTCTCGCGGTCCTCATCAGCAGCCTGCTGCCAGAGTTCTTCATACTGCGCTTTTAGGCTCATGGAACGCTCAAGCGCGCCGGGTATCTTCAGGGATAGGTGGTACGCGAGACCAGCCACCAGACAAGGGAGGAACCTAAACGGTATATCTTGCGTAGTAACGCCATCGCCAGCATCCTGTAAACGGCGCAAGCGCCAGTAGACAAAGGTATAATAGTTGTTCTGGTCTGGTGCAGGCCAGACGTTTATGTTCGGGTTTGCAACGCCATCTACCGGATAGTCTGCGCCTGATTGGCGGTTAATCCACACTTGGATAGGCCGACCCTGCGCGTTCTTATTTGGGATGGTCGAGTATGTGTCGATGCTGATACGGTTAATGGTGATATCAGTCTGCTGCTGACCCGTCTGGGTGCGTATGACATGCTCAAGCAAGTCGATGGTGTCGATAGGTAAATCGTAAACAATCTGCCCCTGCACCATAGGTATCGAACCCTGCTCAATGGTCCACAAGTTAATGCCACGGTTAGCCCACTCAATGGTGAGCAAGTTCAGGCTGCGGCGCGCAGTGCGTAAGTCATAACCCGTGCGAAGCTCAGCCCCACAACGCTCAAAAGCCTCTTCGACTAGGTCGTTGAGGTTGAGGTTAAATGTACTGGTTCCGCTTGTGGTCATCGGTATTTCGCCGCCTTCTTCGCTATGGCCTTCGGCTGCTTAACGAACTGCTTGCCCGCCTTAGTGCCTTCGCGCTTCGCCTTGCTTGTAGCAGAGTATTCCTGAGAACTCAAAGCCTCACGTGCTTTCTTAGGTAAGTAGCGCTCGCCCGTAGCTTTCGGCCCTTGAGTAGACGGCTTGCCTGACTTTGTACCCCAGTCTTCCTTACCCCATTTGGATAGAGATTTCTGGGCTTCGGTCTTCGGGCCGCTGTAGCTGCCGCCAGACTTCTTATACCGCTGGGTCGCAAGCTGGGCTTTACGGGCGGACCATTGACCTGCGTTTCCACCCTTCGTGCCAGCCTTTACGCTGGCAACGATGCGCTTCCATTTAGGTTCGTCCGACCGTGCCATTACTTTTTCTTAAAGCCCTTCAGCAGCTGCGCAAACCGTGCACGTTGACCTAGCTTACCGGGGGCCTTGGCGGCTTTAGCAAGTTTTCCTGCTGGGATTTTCTTACCCTTAGGAGTGCCAAGCTGCGCACGGAGTGCGCCCGGTTTCTTAATCGCTTTGGAGATGTCAAGCTTTCCGCCTTTAGCATACATAGTCACCTCGTCGGGGTTATCCTTACGACGAATTGTTTTCGCCCCCGGCATTTTAGAGGGGTTTATAGCCCCCATACCCCGACTAGCGCGCATTAGCAGGAGCCGCCTTTTTTCATCTTAATCATCGAAGTCTTGGTCTTACCTTTAACAGCGCAACCGTCGATGGAGCCGCCCTTGGCAAACTTCATCATTGCACGGCCTTTGGTGTCAGCCGACTTCTTCTTCATTGCAGCGCCAAACTTAGTAGCCATTTTTCCACCTTTCGCCATACCTGTAGAACGATTTCCACGCCCGATAGCCGCAGCATTTTCTGGCGTAACCTTGAGGTCCTTTACGGACTTACGGAATTTAGCAGATGCTGCGCGCTCAGCAGCCGTTGGCTGCGGAGGTTTTGAAGATGTAGAACCACCTTTAGCATATTTCATAGTCTTTTCCTTTTTAACTTTGCCACCCTTGGCTTTACCGTATTTAGCTTCCTGTGACTTTCTAAAAGCATCAGATGTTTTGAATAAGTTGCCACGTGCTATCATACCAGCAATGGAGTTGGGGTTTAGACCCGTTTTTGTGGACGGGCCTGTTACTTTAGCCGCAGCATCTTGTTTCGCTTTGGCAGCGGCTTTGGCAGCGGCATCCTGTTTAGCTTTAGCGGCGGCATCTTGTTTGGCTTTAGCGGCGGCATCTTGTTTGGCTTTAGCGGCGGCTGCGGCACTTGCGGCTGCATTGTTATTTGTGCTTGAACCAGCCGTGCCTGCGCCTGTACCAGTTCCTGTACCAGTTCCTGTACCAGTTCCTGTACGGCTCGCGCTTTTACCTTCACCAGCAATATTTGTGGTGAAGCTCTTGCCGTTATAGGTAAATGTCTTGCCTGCGCCTAGGCGCGAACGGGCGTCCTTGAACGCTTCTTTAAAGCTGCTTGGTTTAGCCTTTGGTGCTTCAGCTGCAGGTGCGACTGCTGGTGCAGTTGTTTTAACAGGTTCAGCTTTAGCTACAGGTTTGTCTGCGCCGAACTTACGG